ATCTGAGCCGGAAAAAAATATTTTTCAATTTCCTGACTATATACACCGGGACGGGGCTTGGTATAGGATGTACGCCAATTAACTGCCCACAGGATGCCGATGAAAAACAGACCCCATAAGGCCAAGAGCCGAGAGCTTATTGACCGCCCCCTGACCCGGAAGCAGGAGCTCTTCGTGAAGGAGCTTGTTTCTAAGGACGGCCAGATCACAATGCGTGAGGCGGCCATCAACGCTGGGTACAGCGCAGGCGCTGCCCATACCCGAGCTTACGAGCTCACCAACCCCCACATCTCCCCGCATGTATGCAAGGCGATCCGTGAGTATCGGGCCGAGCTCGATGAGAAGTATGGCGTCAGCTATCGCCGACACCTCCGTGACCTTCAGACCATCCGGGACATGGCGTTGCAGAACGGCGCTTATAGCGCTGCGGTACAAGCCGAGTATCGGCGCGGTCAGGCGCAGGGAGATATCTACGTTAGTAAGTCCGAGATCAGACACGGCAGCATCGACTCAATGTCGAAGGAAGAAGTCATGCGAGCCTTGGAGGAGATCAAACAGAGCTATGCCCCGATCACCATCGATGTTACCCCGGAGTCCGAACCAAATGCCTCGAACCGCTCTAAAGCGAGAGAGCGGCTTTTATCGTCAGGTGAAGGAGGCGATGAAGAGGTACTCGACGAAACTGATCCCGACGAGGATTGAAACGTGGGCGATGCCCGGCGTTCCCGACCTGATGGTTTGTGACGCCGAGGGCCGCTTTCATCTCATCGAACTCAAAGCCACCACGAACCATGCGGTCGAGCTCCGCCCGCATCAGGTGTCCTTCCTGACCAAGCATCAGCATGCGTCCTGTTGGATACTGGTGAAGCGGCAGCGGGTGATGACCGACCCCGCCCAAGTCTATCTGTATCCTGCCCGGCAGGCCGTGGATTTACGCATGGAGGGTCTGGACAAGGTCAACCCGGCAGCGCTCGAGGAAGAGCCTGTAAACTGGTCTAACATTTTTCGGTTGATCTTTGGGCCGGGGTCCGATAAAAGCGCATAGTCCAACTAACCAAGGAGTCAGGACATGACAAATCTTACCCCCGACGCCAACTGGCAGACTAAGCAACGCGGTACGCTCGAAGACGAATTCGAAATCTTCCTGCACTGCGCCGACGATGGAAAAGGCGGCGACATCACCCGCGACGGAGCGCCCCTCCCCACCTTTGAAGAGTGGCTGGCCCGATGAGCGATACTGCAAGAGACAAGCTCTGGGTCTTCGATACCCTCCAATACCTTGAAATCTACGCCCCTACGTTAGAAGACGCGAGGCGTGAGGTTTACGAAATTGAGAAGCAGACAGGGCTTGAGTTTGATCTCGCCCCGCAGTGGGAGATTTATCAAGCCGAAAAAGAGGAGGACGCGGCATGAACTATCGAATCTATTTTACTTTCCCGGCAGGAGACCGCGCCACCAACGCGCAGGTGTTCGCAACTCGTGAGGAAGCGCTGAACAGCGCCGCCGACCGGTTCGCGGCATGGACCATGCCGACAGGTTATGAGGTCGAGGAGACCGAAGACCCGGTCACCTATCAGTGGAACCGAGATGAGGGAGACGTTCCTATCGAACGGGCCGCGGCATGAGAGAGCCCCTCCCCCTCCCCGCCGTTAAACGGCTCGACCGTATCGTTACAACACTGTTCGCTACGGTCGCCTTCTTTTCGTACCTGTACCTGTACAATCTAACCTTCAATCTGTTCTAAGGGAGAGAACGCATGTTTCTATTCACGTTGATCGGTCGCCTGCTTTACGGCTCGGACTATGATGATCTAGCGCGCCGAGCTAACAGCCGCCCGGTCCGCCGTCGCCGTCGCCGATAACAATCTGTTTCCTTGTGTGAGAACTAGCGCCGCCTCGAGCGGCGCTTTTTTTATTGAGAAGAGGGGTTGTGCGGCATGCGTTTATGTGCGAGAAGATGGGTGCGGCACTTCCGCCGCATGCCTAATAGGAGACAAACCAATGGCACATGAGCTTGATTTTTCCGCAGACGGTCGCGTTGCAATGGCTTACCTCAACGGCGATCAGCCGCCGTGGCACGCTAACGAGACGCGCCCGCAGATTGTGGACCCCGGCGCGGACATCGATGTCTGGGCCGAGGCCGCTGGTCTGAACTACCGGATCGAGGTGTCGCCGAACTACAAGGCGGACGGCACGGCGATTGAAGACTCTTTCCACATCGCCCGGACCGATACCGGCGCGGTGGTCGGGCCGTACATCGCCGGGCAGTGGCGTCCCGTTCAGAATGCCGAGGCGCTCGAGCTTGCGGACAACATCCGCCGCCGTCACGGTTATGAGATTGTGACCGCCGGGGCGTTGTTCGGCGGCTCTAAAATATGGGTGCAGCTTGAGGCGGACGCCGACGCCGTTCTTCCGGGCGAGGACCGGATCACGTCACGGCCCCTGTTCAGCCTGTCCCACACCGGGCGCGAGGCCAACTTGTTCACCGCTGTGAATACCCGGGTTGTTTGCAACAACACCCTGACCGCCGCACTGGCCGAGGGGACCGATTGCGAGCGCCACGATCACCGGGTTGCGTTTGATCCGGACGCTGTCGAGACCGCGCTGGGCCTCAATGCGGACAAGTTTGGCGTGTTCGCCGATATCGCCCGCCGCATGGCGTCCCGTGCTATGACAGACGCCGAGGCGCTCGAGTATTTCCGGGGCGTGTTTGGCGGCAAGGAAAAGACCGACGAGTCCGGGCGCGTCCTGCATAGCGTGGCGGTCCGCCGGGCAATGGCGTTTCATCGCGGGCAAGACTTTGTGCCGGTTGGCAAGGATAACGCGGCGGACGTTGCGCTGTATGTTTCCGACCGGCTCGAGCAGATTGCCCGGGGCGCGGCGGTGGACCTGCCCGCTGACGTTGCGAACGCTCCGGCCCCCGGTATCAATCCCGGGCACGATATGGAGTCGGCACGCGGCACCTTGTGGGGCGCGTTCAACACCGTGACTTGGCTGGCCGATCAGCGCCCGACAAAAAACCGGGGCGCGGATCATGGCATTGCGTCAAATCTTTTTGGCGACGGCACAGGCGGCAAGCTTAAAGCTAAGGCGCACACGAAGGCGCTCGAGCTTCTGGCCGCCTGACGCGCCGCCCCATAACTAACAGCACCGCCCGGCCCAGCGCCGGGCGGTTTTTTTTATTGTGAAAAGATAAGCGGGCGCGGTATAAGACAACTCCCACAACACAAGGAGTCATATCGTGGCGAATTATTCCCTCACCCGTAAATCTTCAAACAAGAAAACCGGCCCGATTCCCGTCAGCACAACCAGCGCGGACACATGCCCGGCGGCTTGCCCGTTTAAGGGGGCCGGGTGCTATGCGGACGGTTACCCGCTCAAGGGGCGCTGGGATGAAGTAACCCGTGGCGAACGCGGCGGCACGCTCGAGGAATTCTGCGCGGACGTTGCGGCACTCCCCGCCGGGCAATTCTGGCGGCACAATCAAGCGGGTGACTTGCCCGGCGATGGGGAGCGCATAGACTCCGCCGGGCTGGCCGCTATCGTCGCGGCGAACAAGGGCAAGCGCGGGTTTACGTTCACCCATTACAGCCCGGCCCGCAAACGCAACGCCGCCGCGATCCGCAAAGCCAACGCCGCCGGGTTTACCGTTAACCTAAGCGCAAACAACCTCGAGCACGCGGACGAACTAGCGGCGCTCAATATCGGCCCGGTCGCGGTTGTGCTGCCCGCCGCGTTTAACGCCCGCAAAACCGCCACCCCGGCAGGGCGTCCCGTCGCGCAATGCCCGGCGACCTACCGCGACACGACGTGCGCCGATTGCCAGCTATGCGCCCAACAATCGCGCCGCGTGATCATTGGTTTCCCGGCGCACGGCGTGCACAAGCGCAAAGCGGACGCCGTCGCCGCTTAACTAATCCCCGCCTTACACCTAGAGCCGCCCGGTCCCGCGCCGGGCGGTTTTCTTTTGCGCGTTGCTAGAGTGAATCAAGGCGCGGCCCGCCGCCCGCCCAGCGCTGAAACGTACCGTGTGCCGCGTA